ATTATGTTGAAATGTAAAAAATGTTTTGGTAGAATGTTTATTGATAGAGCATTTACTCAATACAACCACTTAGAAACATTTTGCATTCGCTGTGGCGCAAGAAGATTTTATAAAGATTTTTATAATACTAATGGAGAAGCAGAGGCAATATGGCACATGGAGCAAATGAGGATGGCTCGCTCAATATCCCAGTGATACAAAGGCCAAGAAGAAGAACTTGGTTTTTGGATGGAGATATAGTAAGAATGGTGCATGTCAGCCGCGCTCAAGGCATAGTGACTTTATGGAACTGTACTAAGGAGTTAAAGTTTTCTATGACTATGGCCGAATTTAAAAAAAAAGAAAAAGGGCCTACACCGTTGCAGAGACAGCAAAACTCCTCAACTATCATCGAAAGAGTGTCCCAAGATTAGTAAAATCTGGTCTGCTCCCTCCACCCGTAGGAGAACTCCCTGGAGGAGAAAGGGCTTTTCATTACCTCAGTTACTACAGCGAAGACCATATTTGGGAGGCAAGGGAGTTAATGTCTCAGACCCATATTGGATGCCCGCGAGCAGATGGATTAATAACAAATAATAAGATTCCAACAGAACAAGAACTCCGCCATGCAATGGGTGACGGGCTTATTTATTATGTACAGAACGAAGAGGGAAAGTTTATTCCCGTCTTTACCGAAACAGTATAGAGTTCTGGACATTGCTTTACTTTAATGATATTGTTTTTTCATGGACAAGGAGGCGTTTAAATGGAACCAACAAAAATTCAATGGTCAATAGGTTACACAAAAAACTTAGGCAACTTTGAGTCTCTAAGGCTTGATTGTCAGGTATCCGATTTTGTTAGAGAAGAGGAGTCAGCACAGGAGGCTTCTTCTAGAGTTTATCAATTTGTAGAGCAAGAACTCGTTGAAAAATTAAAAGAAATTCAAGAGGAAGTTTCTTAATGGCCGACAGGAAAAATAGGTTTGCTCTGATAAGTGGTTTCGAAAAACACTACAGGATTAATGGAATGACTAAGCCAGAGATCAACAAGTATGGAGAGCAGTGGGCCGCAGATGCTCTCCTAGAGTCGTTTGAAGTTGATGATTTAAAGGATGCCATAGAGTACTATTTTTACATATCCCATAGGCCAACCTGGAAGGGGTTCGCTAACAACGCGGATAAGTTGATAAATGCTGTGCGAATTAAAAAAGAAGACGATGCGCTGCGGGCACAGATGAGGATTAAGGCAAAGGAGTGGATGAATGAATCTAGAGGCTAAGACAATTTCTGCTGTACTAAATGACAAGCAGATTCATGTTCTTTTACAGGCGAACATTGATAGATTATTGCGTACCCATAACGATGTCTGGGACTTTATTCATAACTACTATGAGCAAAATCAATCAAGCCCATCTCCTAAACTTGTTAAGGAAAAGTTTGCTGACTTTGAGTATTCTGAAGATACAGGTGCTACCAAGCATCACCTAGAAGAATTGCGCTCTGAGTATCTTAACGACAACGTAAAGATTATGTTGCGCGAAGCAGCATCTGATGTCAGCGAGGGGCAGTCACTGACCGCTCTGGACAACATTCTTAAAGAAACGGCACGGCTAAAAAATATTACATCACCTGCAAGAGACCTGGACGTATCTAATGTTGATGACGCTATCTCATATTATGAGAACGTAAAGCGCCAACAGGAGTCTGGCACTTATGGCATATACACAGGAATCAAGGGGTTTGATAACTTTATGCCGTCTGGAATTATGCCTGGAAACTTTGGCATTCTTCTTGCCTACCCTGCAATCGGAAAGTCGTGGATGGCTCTTTATTTTGCCGTCGCCGCATGGAAAAAGGGAAAGTCTCCTCTCATCGTTTCTCTTGAAATGACTGAAACAGAGGTAAGAAATCGTATCTTTACTATTCTAGGAGAGGGTCTTTGGTCTCACAGGCAGTTGAGTATGGGTAATGTAGAAATAGATACAATGAAAAAGTGGATGAAGAGAACCTTTGGGGGGATGCCCCCATTGCACATCATCTCTAATGACGGTATCGGTGAAATTAGTCCTAGCGTTCTTAGAGGCAAGATAAATCAATACAACCCATCTATAGTTTTTCTTGACTACCTTAATCTAATGACTAGCAATCACAGAACAGATAGCGAAGTTGTTAAAATGAAAAACCTTTCTAGAGAACTTAAACTTCTTGCAATTAGTGAAGAGATTCCAATTATCGCCATCTCTTCTGCAACACCAGACGATGCTACAGACATGAATAGCGTGCCAACCCTAGGTCAGACCTCCTGGTCTCGCCAGATTGCCTATGATGCAGACTTTTTGCTAGCACTAGGGCGACCACCAAATAGTGATGTGGTAGAGTGTGTCTTTAGAAAGTCCAGAAACGGTCCATTGGGAGATTTTTTGGTTCAGGTAGATTTTGACAGGGGCATCTTTAGAGACAGAGAGTTTGACGATAATATGTAAAACCTTAAACATAATTAATAATGTATAATTTAATCTATGAGTTTCCTTCACAAAAGAATAAAAGTGTTTAGTCTAGATGGTAAGATATCAGACGATTCATGCATTGCCAGAATGAGGGAGCAGTACATCCTACTACTTTCCGACTCCATGAGGAGTCAGGGGTACGTTATGAGAATAGATATAGATCCAGACTGGTCAATATCATATACAGGCTCAGACTATGACTTTATGCTAAGCGTTTATGGCGCATTTTTAGGAAAGAAGAATTCACTATGTATCGAAGCACTAGACAAAAACAGGCCAATATATATACCGAAGAGCAAATTAGATCGGTTATCTCAAAATCAGGAATCGAAATAGCATCTGAGGTAGAATCAGATTTCTTAATTTTTTGCCCATTTCATAATAATCACAGAACCCCAGCGGGAGAAGTGTCTAAAACTTCAGGAACATTTTTTTGTTTTTCTTGTCATGAATCAAGATCTTTTATAGAACTTCTAATGTTCTACACAAAGAAAAGTTTTTTTGAGGTTACTCGTCTAATTAATAGTTATGAAAAAAATATTGACATAGTGGATGACGTTTCTTCTTTTTTAGAAGAAAAGCAAGAGTTCCATCCGTTTGATAGGCTTCTTATAAAAAAACTAAACAATCAAGCACTAGACTCCCCTAGGGCGATAAGATACTTTGAGGGAAGGCGCATCAGTAAAGAGTCTGTTTCATCGTTAAGTCTGGGGTACAGTGAAAAGCAAGACATGGTAACCGTTCCCATCTCAACTCCAGACGGAAGTGATTTTGTTGGTTTTGTTGGAAGGTCAATTGAGGGAAAGAGTTTTAGGAATACGCCAGGGCTACCAAAATCAAAAGTGCTCTTTAATTTACATCGGAACAAATATAAGGATCATGTTTATGTTGTTGAGTCGTCCTTTGATGCGATAAGATTACATCAATGCGGAGTTTCTGCTGTTTCCACTTTGGGTTCAAGTGTATCAAAAAAACAAATAGATTTATTGAAAAAATACTTTAACTATGTCATTCTTATTCCAGACAACGATGATGCTGGAAAAGATATGTCAAAAAAAATTACAGAAGTTTTAGGCAAACAGTCCATTTCTATTGGATTGCCTAATAGGTTCAAGGATATTGGAGACCTTGCTGACTCAGATATCGTTGAACTAACCAAGAGGGTCAATGACCCATTACTAGCGATATACTAAAGGAGATATAAGTGTCTATTTTAAAAGGATTAAAGGAAATGGAAAAGGCTTTGGTTCGACCCGCTGCTTCGTCTGAGGGTGGGCTTAAGGTTAGATGGCTAAAGTTGGATGATCAGCAAAGTGCAAAGATTCGCTTTATTAACGAACTTGACGAAGATTCTCCACACTATGACCCAGAAAGAGATCTGGCCATTGTTGTTTCTGAGCACTCAAACCCCAAGGATTACAAGAGAAAGGCTGTCTGTACCGTAGATAGCGAAGGACGTTGCTTTGGGTGTGAGATGGCGAGAAAGGAGCCTAAGAGCGGGTGGAGAGCACGATTCCGGTTTTACATCAACCTTCTGGTAGATGACGGCCTTGAAGATCCATACGTTGCTGTTTGGTCTCAGGGTGTTGGGAAGCAGTCCGCGTTCAACACTTTGCGGGAGTATGCCGTAGATACTGGCTCTATTGGAAATAGAACTTGGAGAATGAAGCGTCAGGGCACAGCCACAGACACCACCTACATCCTTCTCCCAGGTGACCCCGATACAGAGAAGTACGATTGGTCTGGCGTAGAGCCTTTTAATCTCGAAAAGGTTGTTCGAGAAGTTCCATACGCTGAGCAAGAGGCATTTTATCTAGGGTTTGATGCCCCAGCACAAAGCAATAATACAAACATTGACTGGTAGAGGTGTGGCCCCAGGAAACTGGGGCACATCTAAAGGGATTGGACTATAGTGGAAAATCACAATTATCAAGCGTTGCACCTGCATACTGACATGGGGTCACTTATGGATGGGGTAGCCACGCCAGAAGAGTACGCCGACCGCGCATCAGAAATTAAGATGTCTGCTATAGCATGTACTGATCATGGAAGCCTTTCTGCTCACAGAAGGTTTTATCGAGCAGCAAACAGCAGGGGAATAAAGCCTATTCTAGGGGTAGAAGCATACATTACTGGAGATAGGTTTGATAAAAGAGATAAGTCTGAAAGAACAACTCCCCTAGACCTTGTTTACAACCACATAGTTATATTGGCAAAAAATGATCAAGGGCTTGAGAACCTTAATCGTCTCAATGAAATAGCCTGGAATGAAGGTTTTTATAGAAAGCCAAGAATTGATTTTGAAGTCTTAGAGAAGTACCGTGAGGGGCTTATCGTTTCCTCTGCCTGCATGTCTGGGCTGCTTAATAAGGCGATTGAGGTTGATGACTACGCCGCAGCAAAGGCACACCTTAATTGGTTTGGAGAAAGGTTTGGGGATGACTTTTATGTAGAGATAATGCCACACAATGTTAAGGGCATGAACAAGTCATTGATAGAGTTGGCAGATGCCAACGGTCACAAGATCATTGTCACTCCAGATTGTCACCATGCGACGGTAGATCAAAAAGTTATCCAAGAGATCATGTTAATCAACAACACTCATGCAAAGGTTCAGAAGGATACCTCTTACGAAAAGTCTAGGAAAATTGAAGACCCCATGAAAAGACTTGACTATCTTTATGGGGAAGGGCGAATGATGTCATTTAATAAGTTTGACATTCACCTCCTTTCAGGTCAGGAAATGCACGAGGCAATGGGAGAAGACTCTCGAACAGATATGTTTGAAAACACTAATGAGATTGCCAATAAGGTAGAAGAGTATACGATGCATCGCAACCTTAACCTGTTGCCTGTGGAGCATAAGAATCCAGATGATCAGATCAGAAAGAACTGCTTTTCTTGGCTGAAGGACAAGGGGCTTGAGGAAAATGAAGAGTATGTAGGCAGACTTGAAGAAGAACTTGACGCTATTAAACAGAAAAGGTTTGCGTCATACTTTATTGTTGTTCAGAACATGATTAACTGGGCAAAGAAAAATGACATCATGGTTGGCCCAGGGAGAGGTAGTTCTGCTGGATCTTTGGTTTGCTATGCTTTAGGCATCACCGACATTGACCCCATTAAGCATGGTTTGCTATTTTTTAGATTTATTGATGGTGGTTCTGCTCAATACGATCCAAAGTTTAATGTGATATAATTTAAACATGGGTATAGATACTGATGTTCAAAAACAAATAAAAAGTTTGTACTTAAGTGGAAACTCAGGACATAAAATTTCTCAAATAACTGGTATCTCTAGTGGAACGGTGTACAATTATCTAAAACTATTAGGCATAACTAGGTCCAATAAAATAAACTCCAGAAAATATTCTTTAAATCATGAGTATTTTTCAGAAATAGATTTAGAGCATAAAGCCTACTGGCTAGGATTTATTCAAGCCGACGGATATCTTCTGACTGGCACTCCCGGAATTGGAATTGCACTAGCAGAGGTGGACAGGGGGCATCTAGAGAAATTTAAAAACAGTATTGAGGCCGATTATCCAATAAAAACATATAGGGGGAATGGGTATTCTCAAAACGATTATGTCAGGATAATAGTTAAAAGTGAAAAAATGTGGAACGATTTAAACAATCTGGGAGTTACTCCCCAAAAAACAAAAACAACGCTTCCCATAAAAGTAGATAAAGGACTTGAGCGGCATTATATTCGTGGTTTAATGGATGGGGACGGCTCAATAAAAATAAGTAAAAGTTCAAAGGCTGGGTATCGTGGAGACTTTGTTTCTGCCACTCCAGAAATGGCTACATATATTGCAGACGCCCTTGGAAAGGGTGCAGTAAGATTTGATAAAAACAAAAATGTTTGGTACAGTGAATTTACTCTAACAATAAAGAATTTGGACTATTTATATGACGAAGCAACTGTCTATCTTTCAAGGAAACATGCAAGAGCGGTTCTCGGAAGATCTAGAATTTCAAAAGTTAGTTAAGTTAGTAGAAGAGTCAAAAAAAGATTTTGATATATCTTGGGCAAGTGACGAACTTTACGCTATCGGCAGACTAGGTATGTCTAATTATTTTTTGGAACTTCTTGGGAAAAGAGTAGACAATCCAAATCATTCGACGGTAGCCTATGCAATTGGAGTTACTGGTGACCGACCTACATCCTATCCCGTAGGTCTTGTTGTAGACCGTGGAAGAGACGACGCTGCCGATATTGACTCAGACATAATGGATAGCCGACGCGAGGAGGTAAAGGACTACCTGGAGTCTCAATATAAGCACGTTGCATCCATTGCCACTTTCCTTCAATTTAAGGATAAGGGTGTTGTTCGAGATGTGGCAAGATGCTTTAACATTCCTCTAGCAGATGTTAATCGTGTGCTAAAAACGGTTGATACATGGGAAGAGTTTACTACTTCTAAAAATACATTTTGGTTTAGAGAAAAGTATCCAGAGGTGGAAGTTTATGGAGATCAGTTAAGGGGTAGAGTAAGAGCAACAGGTGTCCACGCAGCAGGTGTTGTCACCTCAAAAATTCCCATTAGCAAGGTTGCCCCCATGGAAACTAGAAGTGTGACTGGTAGCACCAGCAGACTTCCTGTGGTTGCAATAGACATGGACGAAGCAGCAGACATTGGCCTAATTAAGATTGATGCTCTGGGACTAAAGACTCTCACTGTGATTAGCGATACTCTCAAGGTTGTTAAAGATAGACACGGGAAGAAGATAGACCTGCATTCGATAAACATGGAAGATCCAAACGTGTACTCCATGCTTTCCGATGGCCATACAAAGGGTGTGTTTCAGTGTTCTGCTGCCCCATACACAAGCCTATTGATAAAAATGGGGGTACGCAAGTTTGATGAACTTGTAGCGTCCAACGCTCTTGTTCGTCCAGGTGCTATGAACACCATTGGAAAAGAATACATATCCAGAAAGTATGGTAAAAGTAATGTGGTGTATTCAACCCCGATTATGAAAAACTTTACAGAAGAAACCTACGGAACAATTTTGTATCAAGAGCAGGTTATGCTTGCCTGCATAAATGTTGGTGGCATGACTATGGGCGAAGCAAATAAGGTTAGAAAGATTATTGGCAAAAAGAAAGACGCCCAAGAGTTCGATCAATTTAAAGAGTTGTTTATTCGTAATGCTACTGCAAAAATAGGCAAGAAAGATGCTGAAAAAATGTGGCATGATTTTGAGGCACACGCGGGGTACTCTTTCAACAAGAGCCACGCTGTAGCATACTCAACCCTGTCTTACTGGACTGCATGGCTTAAGTATTACTACCCTATTGAATTTGTCTTTTCTCTACTTAAAAATGAAAAGGACAAAGACATGCGTACAGAATATCTTATTGAGGCAAAAAGAATGGGCATACCAATTAAATTGCCACATATTAATGATTCAGGCGCAGACTTTAAGATTGAAGGAAGGGGTATCCGATTTGGGCTTTCTTCAATTAAATTTATATCCGATACCATTGCTAAAAGATACATTGAAAGCAGACCATTTAAGAGTCTAGAAGAGGTCAAGGGGTTCTCGTTTACCAAGGGTAGCGGAGTAAACAGTAGAGCGCTCAATGCCATGAACCTAATTGGCGCTCTAACCTTTCCAGACAATCCCATAGATGAAAAACAAGTTAAAGAAAACATGTACGAGTACCTAAATTTGCCAGAGTTTGTAACTCAGATTCCCCAGCACTACCATGCCCACATATCAACCGTTGAAGACTTTGACGAAAAGTCTGCTTTAATTTTGATGGGCATCGCTAGGGGGATAAAAAGAGGCAAGGGCTGGAGCAGAGTTGACATACTAGACTCTACTGGTGCTGTAGGAGTTTTTGATGATGAAGACACCTCCTTGGAACCAGGAAGGACGCACATCTTCTTAATTGGGTCTAATAGAATCCTAGAAGCAGTTCCTGTAGAAGATGTGGGTAAAAGTGATTCAGCGCTGGTACGGGCACTAAATTATAAGCAAGTACCATTCGGTGAAAAAGAGTATTTGGTTGTCAAAATCGCTCCACGCATAACTAAATCTGGGTCAAGAATGGCTACGCTGATATTAATGACTCACGAGCGAGAATTTATTTCATGCATTGTGTTTCCTAGCAAATTCTCACAAATGTATGTTGGGTTACAGGAAGGATCGGCATATAAGATTGACTATAGCATTAATAAGGACGATGACCTTATTTTCCAAGATATTGTGCAATGACAAACGCTAAAATAATAAAAAACGTTTGTGATATAATTAAAGACATGAGAACTGCAAAAGATATAGTGGTTGGAGATATTGTTGGTACAATATTAATAACTAAAAAACAAATTGAGCCATATTATTCTAAGACTAGCATGATGTTCTATGGCATATGTAAAACATGCAATATTGAAAGAAAGTTATCTTCATCACATGTTGGAGTAATTTTAAGGGGACGAGGTGGTGGCTGCCATTGTAGTAGAAGGAGATCGGGAACAGATACAGAGTATAAGTGGAGATATCAAAGTTATGCTCAGGCCGCAAAAAAAAGAAATCTTGAGTGGGAACTAAGTTACGAGCAGTTTCTTGACGTAACTCAGCAAAATTGTTATTATTGTGGCATACAACCAGAAATGCGTCCATCTCACCACAAGAGATGGGGCTTTAAGTTCCCCATGTCCGGAATAGATAGAGTTGACTCAGCAAAGGGATATGTGGAAGAAAATATAGTGCCATGCTGCTCTCACTGCAATCAAGCAAAATGGGACCACAGCACCGAAGAATTTTTAGACTGGGTAAAAAGAATTTATACTAATCAATTTCAGGAGGTTGTTAATGCTTAATGATTTAGACGATGTTGGTTTTACTATACACAGCAATGCAGTAGCAAAGGGTTTTTATGAATCGCTAGAAAGAATGGAGGAGCAAGACTTTATCCTGTTCAAGTTGAAGCAACTAGCGATGATTCACTCAGAGGTTACAGAAGTTCTAGAAGCACTAAGAAAAAATAAAGGAGCCGATGTAGTTGCTGATGAGATGGCGGATATTTTTATTCGTCTCATGGACCTTTATAGTTTTATGAGATTAAATAATGATGTTGATAAATCAATGGCGCAAGCGGTCAGGGAAAAGATGAACCTTAATTCTGATCGACCAAAGATGCATGGCGTTCTGGCATGAGCGACCTGGAAGAAGTCCTTGCAAATCTAAACCCTAAACTAAGAAAAAAAGTATCCCTGGGTTCTGAAATGGAGAAGACTAGGTTTGCAAAAACACCATCCTTTGGCTTAAATCTAGCGCTCAACGGAGGGTTGCCTTATGGTAGACAGATTCTTGTCTACGGAAATAAGTCAAGCGGAAAGTCTTCCTTCTGTTTACAGATGATTGCCGATGCACAAAAGGAAGGCAAGGTGTGTGCATGGATAGATGCAGAGATGACATTTTCTCCAGAGTGGGCCGAACTTTTGGGGGTAGACATAGAAAAACTTATTGTCTCTACCGCAAGAACAGTCAACGATATGGTAGATGTAGGTACTGACTTGATGAAGGCGGGAGTAGACTTAATTGTTGTAGATTCAATATCTGCACTACTCCCCGCTATTTATTTTGAAAAAGATTCAAATGAGTTAAAGCAACTAGAGAACACTAAGCAGATGGGTGCAGAGGCTAGGGATATGAGCAACGCAGTAAAAATGCTCAACTACGCAAACAACCAAGACGGCGCTACACTGCTAGTTTTTATCAGTCAGGTAAGGAACAACCTTGGATCTATGTATGTTAGTCAGATACCCACTGGAGGTAAGGCAGTTATGTTCTACTCTTCTACCATAATAAAACTCTTTTCTTCTGAGTCTGACAATCAGGCCATCAAGGGAAAGATTTACTCAGGAGACAAGATCATTGAAGAAAAGATTGGGAGAAAGGTTAGATGGGATGTTCAGTTTTCAAAAACATCTCCAGCATTTCAAACAGGAGAATACGACTTTTACTTTAGAGGACAGGATGTCGGAATAGATCAGATTGCAGACCTTGTTGGCACGGCTGAGTTAAGAGGCTTTGTTGAGCGTGCAGGAGCATGGTATACCGTTAATGAAGAAAGGTTTCAGGGTAGAGAAAAACTTATTGCAGGAGTAAGAGAAGACTTAGATCTTCAAGATTTTCTAAAGAATAGAGTTGTCGGTGAATAAGTTTAGCGTTTTCCCTGGGGAATTTAAGTGTCAAAAATGCGATCTAAGTGTAGACAAACTAAGGCTGTGGAAAGATACCTTGGACCTTACATGGTTTTGTGAAAAAAAGCATACTTCAAAAGTTTCTTTGAACATTAAGGGGTATTGAGGATGAGAGATTATGCAAAAGAAGAAAGGCACGAATTAAATAAAATGGGTGCTAAGGCCCACCGTAACAGTGGGCGTGGCAAATACCAGAAGGCAGATGGCAACCTTCCTGACTTTATAGTAGACACAAAGTCTTACGAAAATGGATTTCGTATTACTCCAAGTGTCTGGGCAAAATTATGCACAGACGCCATCAAGACTGATAAAAATAAGTCACCGCTGCTCCACCTCTCCCTAGGCCCAGAAGGACGCAAGGTTCGTCTTGTAGTGATAGAGCAATCTATGTTCGAGGATATAATGGAAAGGGCAATCGATGACAGCGCTTGAAGAAATAAATGATCTATATGAGGTTGCAGAATATATGCAAGACCAAGAATTGACTCAGGCGCTAGAGTTTATTGCTAAGATTATTTTAAAGCCAGACATACCTGTTCAAGTTGCTCAAGTTGAATTGCTGAGACTTCAGGGTATTCAAATGAAACTCAGCCTAAGGGCAACGTATATGGCTAACGTAGATAAATCAGATAGGGCAAAGAAAAACCTTTACTATACGGCAGCAGAATCGCTCAATAATTTTTGTCAGACTCTAAAATATTCTTTACGATAAAAAATCAAGATGATATAATTATACTCTAATTAGATGGGAAAAAAATGGCAACGAACTTTTTAAAACAAATGCTAGACAAGCAGCCCGAGGGTCCGATTGATACAAAGGCCCTTATATCAAAAATTGAAGAAGGATACCTAGTTGACCAGGGCACATCTTTTAAAACAAAGAAGACCTTTAGCCCCTCCTCACTGGTATATGGCAATGGGGCATGTCCAAGATATTGGTTCCTAGCATTCTCTGGGGCAGACTTTACTTCCGACAACAGTCCCTACGCTGTGGCGAACATGAGCAGCGGGACTATGGCTCATGAGAGAATTCAGAAGGCAATAGAAGACTCAGGGATAATGGTGGAAAAGGAAAAGAGAATCGTATCTCAAGATCCTCCAATTTTTGGATTTGCTGATGCTATTGTTCAGTGGGGAGAGGAGCAGCCAGTGGTTGAAATTAAGACCATGAGGGAAGAAGCCTTTTCCTATCGTAAACATGCAAAGCCGCCCAACTATCACTTGATGCAGTTGATTGTCTACATGAAGGTTCTAGGAAAAAAACTTGGCCTACTTCTATATGAAAACAAAAACTCTCATGAACTTCATGCAATTACGGTAGAGTTGACGGAAGAGCAGATGGCATGGGGAGAATATGCTTTTGATTGGATGAGGAAGGTTCGAACCCAGTGGGAGTCTGGGGAAATACCCAAAAAGACATATAGGTCAAACTCAAAGGTATGCAAGGGGTGCCCACTAGCAAACACATGTTTGTCAGCAGACAAGGGCACGATAAAGATAGATCCATTGGAGTACCTTGAATGAAGTTCTGTGACTGGTGTTCATCAGAATTCCAGCCCAACGTTAGTTATCAGATTTACTGCTCCCCAGAGTGCAGAAAGTTTGCAACAAAAGAAAAGGTCAACGCAAGATACAGGGCCAAGAAAAGATTAAGTCAAGGCAAAAAACAAAAGCGCTGCTCTGGAGGATGCGGAACAATTATAAGCATTTATAGCCAATCTAAGTTTTGCAATTCATGCGTAGTGAGCAGTAAGCAAGTTGTGAACGCACTCAAAGAACTCAGGGGGATAATAGATTATGAAAAATTTGACAAGTAGACCTGATAGTTTGTGCTCTATTGATGCCAGCACTAACAGCCTTGCTTTTGCATATTTTGAAAATAATCAATTAATTAAATATGGAAAAATAAAATATTTTGGTAATGACATATATGAAAAAATCATAGACGTTTCGCATAAAACAAAAAGTTTTTTTGATAATTTTAATTATTTAGACCATGTAGTAATAGAGCAGGTTGTATATTTAAACTCACCCAAGACTGCGGCAAACCTTGCAATGAGCCACGGGGCTATCTGCTCTTCCCTGGGTGCTTCTGGGGCTAAAAAAATAAAAAGCGTAAGCCCTATGCAATGGCAGAACGCCATTGGCAACAAAAGACTAACCGCAGAAGAAAAACAAAAAATTCGCTCATCTGTTCTTGGGAAAAGTGAGTCTTGGTACAAGTCACAAGAAAGATTATATAGAAAACAAAAAACAATTAAATTTGTTAATGAGAAATACAACTTAAAAATTAATGATGATGACGTAGCCGATGCCATTGCGATAGGCGTTTTTAGTCTAGAAAATTGGAATAAAATATTTTCACAGTAAGGAGAGTTATATGCCCAGAGGCGGGTCTTTGCACCACTCAGAAGCATTTTTAAGAAAAAGAATACACCTTGATAAAAAAACCCCAGAAGAGGTTGCAAAAGAATGCAACGTTAGTATACAATTAATATACCGTCAAATGAAAAAGTTTGGTATAAAATGAAAAGGTATCTGGTCATTGGTCTTGAATCAACTTGTACCAGAATTGTTGCTCGTCTAATGGCCTTAAATCTTGGACTAATAAATATCATAGATGATTGGGATGGAGAAGATGTAATAAAGTCCGATAAATATTCTGTAACACATAGGAGTATTCCTCATGGATCACGACTAGAAAAAAGAATATTCCCATCATTGAAAGATACACTAGACTTTGATGTTGTTATTGTTACTTCAAGAGATATAAATTGTTCTTTGCAATCTAAGACAAGAGCACATCAGCCATATACGGACATAGCAATACAAGAAAATGATATTGCAATTAAAAACCTAAAAGAAATATTGACCAATAAAAATGCAATTGTTTTTTCATATGAGTCTGCAAATCTTTTTCAAGATGCATATATCAATCAATTTTTAAAAAGTATTGACATTGAGACTCCAATTGCGATAGAATTTGAAAACATAAATGAAAAATACTTTACAGGAAAAAAAGATGAATGATCAAGTAAACCATCCAATTCATTACACTTCTCATCCCAGCGGGATAGAAACTATTCAAATAACAGAGCACATGGGATTTTGCTTAGGCAACGCCATCAAGTATATTATGAGATCGGAATTAAAAGGAAAGCAAATAGAGGATCTTAAAAAGGCAGTCTGGTATCTTAATAGAGAGATTGAAAGATTGGAGAAACAAAATGGGACGTAGGGAAAAGCACAAGAGTGTGAATCCTAACGAACATCTTTTCGTTACTTCTGATAACTATCAAATTCCAGATTCAAACAGGGTGATTGAAAGCGGAGAAGTAATTAAAATTAGTGGTGAGCATGGGACTAAGTTTAAGTTTAAGGCCCATGTGACTAAAATTGATTCTGGGATAGAGTGGATCGACTGCTATGAGTTAGAGCGGGGTGTGCCATCAAAGCATAGATCCTTTAATCCAGATAGAATAAGAGCAATGCCAAAAAATAAGAATAGGATATAATTGACTAATTATGGGACAAGTTGTAGAGCATTTAGAAGAAGTCAACGCGGTAGCCTCTTACTATATAAAGGGGCTTAATGAATCAGAGATATCCAAGGAACTGGATATACCTAGGGCAAGAGTCTCCTCCCTTCTAAGGGAGTGGAAGACGATGGCCTCCAACTCTGAAGCGGTAAGGTCTAGGGCAAGAGAAGCCCTCTCCGCTGCCGACACCCACTACTCTGGGTTAGTGAAGCAGGCATATGAAGTGATTGATGAAGCGAATCAAAATGGTGCCCTTTCTGTAAAAAATCAAGCAATTAAACTCATCCTTGACATTGAGTCAAAAAGAATAGAAATGCTTCAAAAGGCGGGGCTTCTGGAAAACAAAGAACTTTCTGATCAACTTATAGAAACAGAAAAGAAGCAAGCCCTGTTGATGAAAATTCTCACAGAGGTATCCTCTACATGCAAGGCATGTAAGCCACAGGTTCTTAAAAGACTTTCAGAGGCATCGGGCGATGATGGAGAGGCTATTGTGATATATGAGTCTTGATTTTAAAGATTTTCTTTCTGCCTTAGATGATGATCCATTTGAAGAGATTCCTGTAGACCTAGACACCTTCCTTCATGATCCCCAGTATTTAGATCAGCCCCCATTATCTCAAATACAAAGAGACCTTGTTGAGGTGATGAGCCAGATATTTAGAGAAGAAGATTTAATGAGGTTTATGGGGGAAAAGGAGGGACGAAGACACTATAAGAAATACACTAAGTCTGAGGTAATCATGCAGTTGGGCAAGGGGTCGGGCAAGGATCACACTTCCACCATAGGTTGCGCTTACCTGGTTTATAAACTCATGTGCCTTAAAGATCCTGCTAGATACTTCGGAAAACCACCTGGAGACTCTATTGATATTATCAATATTGCCATCAATGCCCAGCAAGCAAAAACAGTTTTCTTTAAAAACTTTAAGACAAAGATACAAAGAAGCCCTTGGTTTGCAGGGAAGTATGATGCCAAGGCAGACTATGTAGAGTTTGATAAAACGATAACTGTTTATTCTGGCCACTCAGAAAGAGAAAGTCACGAGGGCTTGAACCTAATACTAGCCATCCTTGATGAGATCTCTGGTTTTGCTCAAGGCTCCAACAGTGGAAATGAAAATGCTAAAACAGGTGACGGTATATATAAGGCGTTCAGGGCATCTGTAGACTCTAGGTTTCCAGATTACGGAAAGGTCGTGTTACTTTCATTTCCCAGATTTCCAGGGGATTTTATTTCTAAAAGATATGATGAGGTGGTGTCAGAAAAAGAGGTAGAGGTAAAAAAGCATACCTTTATTATTAACCCAGACCTACCTGACAACATTGAGGAGAATAAGTTTGACATAGAGTGGGAAGAGGAACACATCTTGTCGTATAAATTCCCTGGTGTTTATGCAATTAAAAGACCAACATGGGAGGTTAACCCCACAAGAAGTGTAAACGACTTCAAGGTTTCTTTTATTACTGATTATGCAAATGCAATGCAGAGATTTGCTTGCGTCCCCTCATATGTTTCCGATGCGTTCTTTAAACAAAAGGATAAATTAGAAAGGTCTATGAGCAAAAGAAATCCGATAGACTCATTTAAAAGAATAGAGCCTTCCTTTCAACCAGAGGAGGGGGTTCGATACTTCCTTCATGCTGACCTTGCTCAAAAGCATGATAAGTGTGCTATTGCCATTGCTCATGTTGATAAATGGGTAAGCGTTCAAACATTTAACGACTACACCCAGATACATCCTTTTGTAATAGTGGATGCCGTTGTTTGGTGGGAACCTAAAAAGGAAGGTCCAGTAGACCTTTCAGAGGTGAAGAGGTGGATAATTGATTTTAGAAGAGAGGGGTATCAGATTGGACTCGTAACCTTTGATAGATGGCAGTCGTTTGATATTCAACAGGAGTTAAAGTCAGTTGGAATAAAAGCAGAAACTCTTTCTGTTGCTAAAAAGCATTATGAAGATTTGGCAATGTTAGTTTATGAAAATAGGGTGGTCATGCCACATATTGATATTCTTCTAAGTGAGATGAGTGAACTTCGTATCATATCTGATAAGAAAGTTGACCATCCAAGAAAAGGCAGTAAGGACTTATCTGATGCTGTAACAGGTGCGGTGTACAATGCTATTGCTCATACCCCCCGTAATTTAAATCAAGAAATAGAGGTTCACGATTGGCAGTCTTTGACAAGTAAGCAGAATAAAGAAAAAACTCTAAACGATACCTATCAGCCCCCGCCAATGAGCAGCGAAGTTGAAGACTATCTAGATTCGTTTAACACACTGTAAAGGAGAACAACAATGATTTTCGTTACTATATTTTTATTTATTTCACTATTGGTTTTTGTTTTGAACTTTATTTATAACCTTATCGCCCTAAGTCAGAGGACTTATAATGGCAGCAAGGTTATTGCCCTATCGTTATTTTTCTCATTAATTTTAATATCGTTTAACATTATTTCGATAGTGATTGTCTTTACTACATGAATTATTTTAATCGTCACATGATATACTAAAAAATATGAAAGATATGCTGGATAAGCCATCATGGAAGATGAGAAGGAGAGCGGTATTTTTTACATTGCTCTTCTCCTCTGCCCTTATAGGATATGTTGCCTATAGGTGGGAATCCACATCGCTGGCTGAAAATTTAGTCATAGGGGCATTTGGACTTATGGGTGCCACGATAGCAACATATATAGGTGGGTCTGCCTATGAAGATGTGAGAACCTACAAGACTGATTCTGAGTTTAACACTTACTCAGGTTCTTACGAATATAAAAACACAGAACACTATTACTCAGAGGAGGGTATGAATTAATGATTTTTACTAAGAAGTTTTGGATTGAAGCATCAGAAAGAGCAGTCAAAACATTTGCACAATTTGTCCTAGCGTTGCAATCGGGTGAGGCATTGAATATTCTTGCTGTTGACTGGGGCCAAACGCTGGGCGTTGCCCTAGGCGGCGTTCTATTCTCTTACGCTACATCAATTGTTTCAGCGGGAATTAATAAAAAAGGAACTCCCAGTCTAGTAGATGAAGAGGGCTAACGCTATGTCTAAAGAAGAAGAACTAGGTCTAGAAGACCTTGCAGACATTGAAGTTTCTGAGCCACCCAAGGGATGGCTTCCCTTAGAAAGCCAGGAAGATTTCGGCCCTAGAGATGAGGACGATGATGCAGATGGCTAACAATAGACCAAGTGCAAGCGAAATCCGTCAATCATTTATTGATCATGGTGTTGATGCAAGATACTGGGAAGACTGGGCATCTTCTGGAAGGTCTTGGGGATGGGAAGGCGGAGGACTTAATGGTGTTGTTCTTCACCACACAGCCACCGCCTCGGCGGTTGACGGAAATGGTGCCCCAACCTTATACTGGGCAGTAAACGCATATGCCCCAATGAAAGTTGCTAATCAACTAGTAGGCAAAGACCCAGGAACCAACTGGATTCTTTCTGGCAATGGAACCTATCACTCAGGAATGGGAGGACCTTGGTCTGACATGGGCCTTGGGGTAGGAAACGTTCTACATTGGAGGGCCTGGGGTATTGAAATTGATGATCCTGGTAGGTCAAAAACTATCAATAGTTATCAAATAGAGCAGGTCGGCAGAACCGTGGCTGCCCTGTGGGATCTTTGTGGGTGGCCAGAGGATGGCTCTACCATTATTACTCACGGAGATTGGACAGATTCTGGACAGTATCTTAACGAATCAAGTTATGGTCCTCACAGAAACAGGAAGAATGACACCTTGCGTCAATTTTATAGTCAAGAGTTTTGGAGAAAAGAAGCCCAAAAGTATCGCGTTGGTCAGGAGTTGTGGGATGGAACTGTTCCTAGAATACAGGCAGTTAAAAACGCTCAAGAAAAAAACTCTGCCAACAAAGCGACATGGCGGGTGGCATGTCGATTATACGACTTAGGCATAAGAGGGAAACTCCCCGCACCGCAGGGAAGGCAGAAATATCCCAAGAACGCCGTTGCTGATTTCCAAAGATCCCTAGGGTGGGAAAATCCACATGGTGAATTTAGCCCCAACACTCAAAAGAAAATGTTTGGGAAAGTAAAGAAGTAGTAAGGGGTGATGAAAAGATGAATAAAAAAATTAGTGTTGGAAGCATGGTCTCTTGGAATTCAAGTGGCGGTAAGGCAGACGGTAAAGATAAAGGCGCTGGTACTTCGGTGGGGTGGACTAGGGCCAATCAATTGGCCAACAGAGAAAGTCTTTCTTTGGATACCGTTAAAAGAATGTATTCTTACTTCTCTAGACACGAGGTTGACAAGAAAGGTAAGGGATTTTTTTCTGGACCAGACTTCCCATCTAAGGGTAGAGTTATGTGGAACGCTTGGGGTGGGGATAGCGGATTTTCCTGGTCGAAGAGGATAGTAGAAAGAGAAAGTTCCAATAAAGTCTGGCAGGGATCGGCTTTTAATTTTAACAAATCAAACAATTAAGGAGTTTTTGTGTGGTTTCTTTTAGCAACAGTTCCCTGGGTTATCCTTTCTGTTGTGGCCCTTAAACTTCTCCTAAGATCAAACTCGTATCTAGAAGAATACGATGACGAGGGAATAGGTTTGACTGAGGCAGTAGCAGATAGTATAATTACAGTTGCGGTATACGAAGATAAGGCTTACTGGGTTCATGAAAATATTTTTTATGAAGCAGACCTATTGGTTGAGCCTGATTTAGATACAGCACGACCACTAGATACAATGTCGCTATCTACGGCAAAAGTTGTAGAGTTAATGGAGATTCTAGACGAACTAGAAGATCACGAAAGGGATTAGTAATGCATGTTGCTGTTCAAGGAACAACCGACTTTTCTAATTATGATGTGTTTATGAGATCAATGGGTGTAGCCCTTTCTTATTTTGAAGGAAATGAGTTTAATGTATACAGCCTAGGTCCTAAAAAAGTAAATCAGTTTACGGCTGAGTTCTGCAACCTGTCTGAGAATGGACTCAAGGCTAGGGGAATTGGCATTAATTTTTTCAATGTCTCTCCATCATTTTTTGTAGAAAACGTAAGCCTGTTTGATTATTTTATATTTCTTTCTAATCCAGACCATAGGTGGGCGTCTAAGTTAGCGAACTTTGCTGAAAGTAGTGGCGTTCCTATGGATATATTTAGATATTAGGCTGTACTGATGATGTCAAAAAAAGATAAATCGTATCTAAGTTTTGCTAGATATTGTGCAACAAAGTCTAACTCAAGAAAAACTCATGGGGCGGTTATTGTTAAGGGTGGAAGAGTTCTAGGAACTGGATTTAATAAGGATAGAAACGACCCAAGCGTTGTTTCACCAGAGCACATTAAGGAGTACTGCTCCTTCCACGCAGAAGAGGTGGCTATAAAGGAGGCAGGACAAGATAATTTAAGAAATGCTGTAATATATGTGGCAAGAATAAATCGTCAGGGATTAGACAGAGACAGCAAGCCTTGTTCCCGCTGTAATGCTTTGATAAAGCGAGTTGGAATAAAGCGAGTTATCTTTACCGCTGAAATTGGAGAAATAAATGTTAGTTAATGGTTTGTTAGAAATGGAAAAGATAGTAGACTCCAGAGAAGATCTAGATTGGCATGGGTGGGATGTCGTAAGATATTTTAATAACGGGTCGATTATGTCAAAAGACTCTGTTTTCATTAACAATAAATGGCTTAAGAGAAAGATCTATCCAGTAAAGGAAGACGGATGGAACGTTCCTGATTCTTTTGGGGGCAGCCTTGCGTAACTGGAAGGATGAAGCAAAATGCTTGGACATGGACACTAACTTATTTTTTGACAAGTATGAAGAAGACCCACACCTTGCTGGATCAGTAGACAACATATGCAAAAGGTGCCCCGTAAATAAACAATGTTTTGCATGGGGAATATCTAACAAAGAGTGGGGGGTATGGGGAGGGGTCTACCTCAAAGAAGGAAAGATTGATAAGGAGTTCAACGCCCACAAGGAAAAGGGAGACTGGTTTGATATTTGGGAGTCTTTGACGATGGAGACACAGTGAAGTACACCCCAGACGTGTCCGCCGCCATTAAGTCTATCCCCATGCCAGTGGAGATCCCAGTTGATATCGTTGACTACGGAGAGTATCTGGGGATACGATTTTATGAAAGTGACTGGTCGCATCTTTCTGAAAGCGAGAGGTATAAGATGGCTATTTATTTCCAGGCCCTGAAAAAGATGCTAGAAAAAGGTGGGGTTCTGTCAACATTGGACCCAGTGTATGATAAGCCAGGAGTGCAAAGGTTGTCATGACCATTTTTATTTCTATCGCGTCCTATAGAGATCCCCAAATTATAAAAACGATAAGAAGCATTTTGGATAATGCAGATAATCCCGAACAGATACATTTTGGAATTGTCTCTCAGGAGTCTAGGGGCAATCACCCAGACCTCTCTTGGATATCTAATAAGGCCAGGGTGGTTGAGATGCACTACAAGGAGGCTAGGGGAGCGGGGTACGCAAGAAAACTTTGCATGGAGTTGTATGATGGGCAAGACTATTTTCTGCAAATAGATTCTCACATGAGGTTCTCTAAATCTTGGGACTCAAAATTAATTAAAATGTTAAAGAAGGCTCAAGAAATAGATGGTAGCAAGAAGATTATTTTAAGCCAGTTCCCCGCACCATACATGGTGTTGACCGATAATTCCGATCACTATTTAAAAAACGATAAAAGTTTTTGGGATAGGCCGTCTTGGACTACAGTAGAAAGTACTTGGGGTGGATTTTGGTCGGGGGCAAGACAAGAAATTGAAGACCTGTCCCTGCCACATAAAACTCATACGCTGCTGGCAGGATATATTTTTTCCACGGGTAAACTTGTAGAGGAAGTCCCCTATGATGAGAGAATATCTTTTATGGGGGAGGAACTGTGCTTTGCTATTCGTGCATATACGAGGGGGTGGGAACTTTATGCCCCTAATGAAATGGTTTGCTGGCACTTCTACAAAAGAGAAGAAGACCCCAAGATATGGAAAGATAATATAATGTCAAGGTCTTGGAGCGAAATAGAAATGTATTCTCAGAAGGTTCAAAAAAATGTTTTGTTGGGAATTGAGAAAGGGGTCTTTGGTGTAGGTGATGTAAAAAGATATCATGAATATCAAAAGATGATCGGCATAAACTTTGCAAAATTCTATAAGGAAGAGTTGCATGACAGGGTAAACCTTGGTACAGTAAGTAGAGAAATTATTTTTGATGATAATTTTAATTTACTGGAAATAACTAAAAGCGGATACTGTAATAATAATTTACATGTTGATTGTGCAAAAAACGATATATGCATGTGTCATTGTCATGATGAGGTGTTAAGTGAGTCCTAAATTAATATCAAAAATAGAAAGAAAAGGTTTGTTTTTTGAGGCATCCTTTGTCAAAAAAGAATGGTCGGAGGACATGTGCACCCATGAAATAGTGGGGTGCATAAAAAAAAGATTTTTCTTTAAAAGAAAAGCATATCTTTGGACACAAGAAGTAATATTAAAAGATATTATTAATAACAACTATGTGGAGGTAATTACGGATGGATGAAAAAGAAGTTCTTCTTGCAACGCTAAATAGTACTGTTTCTAGAGTATCAAAAATGGCTCAGTCATATGAACTTGAATTGGCCAATCTTACGGCAGAGGTTATTCGTCTTCAGATGACGATCAAGAGTCTTTCTGAAGGTGCAGAATCAATTACAAGCAAGAAGCCTGAGGGGAAGTAGTCATGTCATTGTCTAAATCTGGTCAAAAATTAATAGATCAAATATCTCACAGATGGCCTAATGCAACCTTTAATGTCGACCAGTCTGAAAAGTCAAGATCATTTACTGTAAATATTGAAAGCCCACGAGAATCCTGGTGGCTTACTGAGCAAATTGCTGCTTTCTGTAAAAGAAAGAGTCCAGGCTATGTCAGACTATCTTATTTAAAGCACAACAGTTTTGTTTTTGATGCGTCTAATCAGGGTCACTTTTGGGAAAAAATAACTTCTTCAGAAGAGGGAATTGGAAACTACATTGAGGTCGGTATGTCAACTCATGGAGAGAAGGACGACATGCCCTTTGATATTCCCATTCTTTCAGGTAAGGCGCTAGAATGTGTGCCCCCTTTATTTGATAAACTTATGGTTTCTATTAATCTAAACCTAGCATCATCAGATGTTTATAATCTTGCTTGTCGAATGAAAGAACTTGGATTTATCGATGGCCCCGTACTCCCTGAGGGGAGGCAGAGGTATCCACACACCGCTATTAGGGGAATGCAAGATTACATAGGATTGCCAAGGTCCGACTACGATACCGACCTACACTGGCTTATTTGGAATGAACTGCGAATCTCTTCTCTCTAAGATTGGTTGACTTATGAATTTAATGAAAATGTTTTCTTTTACATGCTCTATGCTTTTTGTTATTCCCTGCATTTATGGTGAAGTTTCCGATAACTATTCACAAAAACCAGAAAAGTTATATTTTTATCAAGCCTCTTCTAATGAGCCTCGTAGTGTAAAGAATGAAAGACGGCCACGAGCGCAATCTTTTTCTTGTAAGGACAAGACGGCCCAAATTCTACATAAGGCTGGATTTAGGGGCCAGTCCCACAAAATGGCGTGGGCTATTACATATAGAGAGTCTAAGCATCAAAATCTAGATGAAAGCAGCAGGCACTTTACTGGTGCTTTGGGATTTTGGCAGGTACAAACAAGCGCTCACTCAAACAATGGCTGGTGGTCTAGGGAGGCAATGCTCAATCCACTAGAGCAGTCTAAAATTGTTTATAAGTATATGTCCAATAAAGGAACAAACTGGGTTCCATGGGGACTCAACCGTGATGGCTCTTTAAATACCACAAACTACGGCGGCTGGTCTTCGTGGCAACATGAGAACTGGATAATGAAGAACTTTAGGGTCGGACTTAGCAAGTATCCTTGTTGATTTTTTCAAGATGAAACCCATCCCTAACGATTGACAGATGGCCATGGGCCTTGAATAAAGTCATCTCTGGGTCAGGCTCTTCAATGTTTTTTATATAATCGTTATCTTCATCTACCCATATAGGAAATATCTTGTCATTAATTTCAAAATTATCTTCAATCTCGTCTCCACTTCTCAGGTGGATTTCTATGATCTTACCGCCTTTGATTTCGATGTTAAAGCAAGTTGTTTTTTCATCGTCAAGCCAATTAACAAAGTATGGAAGTTTTTCGGGAGGTATCCCATGAGACAAGGAGACCTTTTCCCAATAATTAAATTTAGTTAAATTTTCATCAGAGAACAGTACTCCACGCCACACAGAAACTAGGTGCCATTTACCGTGTACTGTTTTTCTATAATTTAAAGAAAACTGATCACCCTCTACCCACTCACACCAAAAATTACCAGGGGGAATCAGATCATGATTTATAATTCTTTTAAACATGTAGGGGTGGTAGAAAAACTTTTTTGCCTCTATCCCCAGACCATATAAATTGTATGTCGGTCGTTGTATGTACCACCCTTCTTTTTCAGGAGGCACTGCGGCAGGTCCAGCGTGCAAGCCTTGTAGCAGGGCTAATTCAAGTTTATTAAATGTCCACCTGTGCTCCGTGTTCTTATACATATTCCAGGACTGGCTATCGGAAACAGAAGATATAGGAAGAAATTCTTTTGACATAGAAGAATTCTATCATGTAGAATATAACTGAAATACGCTTTCTTATATAACAATTAATCAAAACTAACAAAGGAATAGAATGAAGAAAACACTTGTTGCAGTCCTGGTGGCTGCCTCAGCATTTTTCGTAGCATCTTGCTCTACTGCTGACCCAAGTGATGGCAGGACCTCTACAAATGGTCAGCCATCATTTCCAGATCAGTCCGATTCATCAGAAATATCTTCACAGCAAATGTATTTGAATTTTGTTCGTGAGCAGGGCGGGATATACGCTGCCACGGCAAGCGATCTATCAATTATTAATCTAGGAAATATTATTTGTGAAGGATATCGAAAAGGATTGTCACAGGATGACATTACTGGGGTGCTGGCGGTGTCTTTAATTGAGAACAATATGAATAACGAACAGGGTTACGTTCTTGCCGCAGCACTAATTGTTGGAGCAGAAAGATACCTATGTTACACATATGCTTAAGCAAGGCAATGTTTTAGTACCCTTTGGTACAATTGGTTTATGACTTTATACGATATGCTCACGCTAGAAGAGAAGGCATTCCACCGATCTCTTGTCTCTATATCTAGACAGTACGGCCCTTTTGATCAGGGCACATCCAGCATTTGGGTGGGTTACGAAAACCCCGAAGAAAACGAAGACAAAGTGATTGGAGTCAAGTGCTCTAATTGCAGCCTGTATATGGGTGGCGGCAAGTGCATGATCCTTTCTTATTTAGTCGAAGACGAAGGAAAGTGCAGGCTCGCCGCAATACCTGATGGACTCGTTAACGCAAAATATAAAGAAGATGAGAGTATGGGCAAGTCATATTCATGGAACGGAAATTTTTCCCCAATAAGCAAGGGATCGGAATAGATTTTGTCAAAAATTACCTTCTTGGGGAATTTTAGAGTTAACTTTACTAGTGAGACACACCATGTCGCTAGCCTAAAATCCCTAGGACATGAAGTAGTAAAGTTGCAGGAGTCAGAGGCAACAAGCGAGAATATATTAAGCAAGGCAAAAGACTCAGATCTTTTTGTTTGGGTTCATACTCACGGGTGGAACACGCCTGGAAGGATGCCTATGAGCGAGGTTCTTGATAAACTGCACGCCCTTGACGTACCGACAATAACCTATCACCTAGACCTATGGATGGGACTTGAAAGACAAAAAGATTTACAGCAAAACCCAATTTATCAAAACATTGGACATTTTTATACAGTAGACAAGAAAATGTCTGAGTGGCTTAACAAAAACACAAGCGTTAAAGGGCACTACCTTCCCGCAGGAGTGTTCGGCGCTGAATGCTATTATAGGCCAGCAAGACTTAAGCACGATCTAGTCTTTGTAGGTAGCAAAAAGTATCACAAGGAATGGACTTACAGACCTAAGTTAATTAACTGGCTTGGTGAAAATTATGGTAACGACTTTAAGCATTTTGGGGGAGACGGAATAAAGCCTGTCAGGGGGAAGGAATTAAATAACCTATATGCATCCAGCAAGGTTGTTGTCGGCGATAGCCTATGTCCAAACTTCTCCTACCCTCATTATTGGTCTGACAGAGTGTACGAGACAATGGGGCGTGGAGGCTTTATCATTCACCCCTACGTTAAGGGAATGGAGGATGAGTTCGTTGACGGAGAGCATCTCGTCTTTTATCAGTATAAGGACTTTAAAGATCTGAAAGAAAAAATAGACTTTTACCTTAACAATGACAAAGAGAGAGAAAAGATCAGGGTTGCTGGACATGAATTAGTTAAGGATAACTATTCGTATAAGAATAGATGGCAGACAATAATGAAGGATTTTAACCTATGATGTATCAGGTGCCGAACTCAAAAATTTATTTTGATTTAAGAAATGGTTACGCAACAGATAGAATAGTCGTAAGAGAGATATGGGAAGAAGACGTTTACGAAGTCTCCCCTGGAAGAATAACGGATAATGGAACGGTCATTGATTTGGGGGCAAATATAGGAGCATTCTCTATATATGCCGCCTATCATGGGGGTAACGTATATGCTGTTGAACCAGAGCCTAACAACCTTAAGGCGCTGAGAACAAACATTTCTCTAAATAACATGGACGACCAGATAACCGTAGTACCCTTTGGGATAACTGATAAAAGGGGCGTCGCACAGATAAGCAATGACGGCGGTGATTCCACTATTAAAGACGGTGTTGGTGTGTCAGAAATAGAAACAATGTCCCTAAATGCTCTTTTCATAGAAAACGACATTGAGGAAGTAGATGTATTGAAGATAGACACAGAAGGATCTGAACTTGAAACAATACTTGGGGCTAGCAGAGAAACTCTAAACAAATGTCGGTACATAGCCCTAGAATTTGACATTAGGTCAGGTGCTCAGATGGGCGACATGGTAAGAAAGTTATCAGAAACGCATCATGTAAGAACAATGGGAAGTTGGGTACGTGGCGGTATGATTTGGGCATGGTTATATTAAAATGAAACTTGGACTTATTGCTCGTTGTGATGATACTGGTTTAGGAAACCAAACAAAAGAAATTGCTAAGATGCTTAATCCAGACCACATTCTTTTAATTGACTCTACCCCCTTTCATCACAACAATGTTCAGCATACAGATTGGTATGATCAATGGGATACGCAATTGGTTCATGGTCTGCCCGACAATAAAGTGTGCCTTGATTTTATTAAAAAGGTTGATGTTGTCTTTTCCTGTGAAACATTTTACAACAATAGGTTTGTTAGTATTGCCAGAGCAAAGAATAAAAAAACTATCCTTCAATATAACTATGAGTTCCTTGATTATTTGCAAAATGTGTCATTAGAATTGCCAGATCTGCTGCTGTCACCAAGCCCATGGAAACTTAATGACGTTGTGGGAATATCTCAAGGAAAATGTAGGGTTGATTTTTTGCCACCTCCCTCAGACCATGCAATATTTAAAAGAAATGCTGAAGAAAACACTAAAGAAAGCAAAAAAATTCTTCATGTTGCTGGTAAACCTGCTGCTAATGATAGAAATGGGACAGAATCTGTCTTAAAAATGCTTGAATACTCTAAGGAAAGTTATGAAATTGTTATAAAGTCTCAATATGACCTTAATTTTCAGTCCAATGACCCACGAGTGAGTTTTATTGTTGACAACACAAAAAAAAGAGAAGATCTGTACTATGGTTTTGATGCAATGATCTTGCCTAGAAGGTATGCAGGTCTTTGTTTGCCAATGAACGAGGCGCTTTTAAGTGGCCTACCCGTTTTTATGACAGACATTTCTCCCAATGACTACTTTCTGCCTCCCGAATGGCTTGCTTCTTCACAAAAAATCGGGGAGTTAATGACAAGAACTATGCTTGACATCTATGAAGCAGATCCCGTAGAATTAGCAAGCAAGGTAGACAGGTATATGGCCAACACAAAGGAAGATGAAAAAGAAAAGGCTTTTAATATTGGGTATGAAAACTTTTCTGCTGAAGACTTGACTGAAGACTATGAACAATTGATTAATAGTTTTTAATGGCGTGTAGCACAATTGGCAGTTGCAGTCGGCTGTTAACCGACAGGTTGAAGGTTCGAGTCCTTCCACGCCAGCAAAATATATATTAACTTACAAAAGAATGGTAAAAAACATGTATACATATAAAGCAAAAGTAACAAAAATTGTTGATGGAGATACCATTGATGTAGATATAGACTTAGGTTTTTATATAAGAGTAACAAAAAGAATTAGGTTTTCCTTTATCAATGCCCCGGAAAGATATACGGATGCTGGGAAGCAGGCAACAAGTTTTTTAAACTCAACTATTCCAGTGGGATCTTTTGTTATTATAAAAACAGAGATTGACAAAGCAGATAAATACGGCAGAGTTCTTGCAGAAATATTTACCGATGAGAACAGTATTAGTGTGAACAAGACCATGATAGAAAAAGGATATGCAGAATATTACTGATAGTAGGAACATCACAGACTTCTACAAGTATTGGGAGCATGATGCTATTGTTGCTGACCTTAATACCAAAAGGAACGAATTTGTTGTTGCTGTTGAAAGAGTAAACGGAGACTTTAACTTTAGCGTATGTATTAGAAATGCTAATGCCTTCCTTGCTCGTAAGATATACCGCACAGGGAAACGACAATATGATAAGAGGGGTGCTGTGGGGACCCATCATTATGAACATGTCGGTTATGAAGAGAGTGTGGTTAATCTAATTAACAGATATCGGAAAGAAGGATACAGAATTGTTGCTGTTGACAATGTTGGCGCGGCGCAAGACATCAGGTCCTACCGATGGGAGCCTAAGTCTTTTATGATTTTTGGGGAAGAAGGCAGAGGTCTGTCTGAAGAGGCCGTTGAGTTGTCCGATGATTTAGTTTATATTCCTCAGTTTGGTTCAGTTAGATCGCTAAACCTAGGAACAGCCAGCGGGTTAGCCATGTACGACTATGCCTGTAAGGTATTGACATAGCACATCAGACCTATGTATAATTTATTGTACGGAGGCCAATCGCTCAACAACCTGGAAGGCTACGGATGAAAAGAAGGAAAAAAAATGAATCCTTTGAACCACCCAGTACCCCAGATAAGGAGTTGCTGCATAAGAGTGGCTGGTGCATGACGGATCATCACAATTCATGCCCAGGCAGTTTCTATTTTGGAACATGCAGTTGCTCATGTCATAAAAATAAACAAGGAGAGAAATGAAAAATAGTAAAGAATGGTACACAACTCCTGAGGAGTTTTCTGATATTGTCTCCCATTCTGTTTTCCTAAACAGTGGTTTTGTACTAGGGCAAAGTTACCATCCTGAAGATCTTGCCGTTGCCTTTTCTAATGCCGCTCGCAGCGTGGCCCTGGGCCTGTCCTATGCGGCACACAAGGAGCAAAAAAGGGCCATGATGCAAACTGGTGGCCTAAGAAAAGCCCAATCATAATGCCAACATACGAATATTTATGCAACAAGTGCGGGGTAGTTGAGGTTCAGCAAAGCATGTCTAGTAAAAACCTTATGCAATGCCCGTATTGCGAAAGTTTTTCCTTTAAAAAGAAAATTCCTTCTGTTAGCATTAGTTTTAAAGGTACTGGATTTTATACTACAGACAGTAAGGGTAAATAATGCTTATGCTCTATAATTAAAAAGGGTAAATAATACTTATGCGCTATAATTAAAAAATGGAAAATATTGAAGACGGAATAGAAAAACACTATAGGTCTTTAATAGCAGACAATATAGACAAGTGTCTTCACAATACTATTTCCAAAGATGAGGATGAAATAAGACAGGTGTACTGGTTTAACCAAGGCATGATGTTTGCAAGCATGATAGCAAGATGGGGCCTTGGAAATGATTGAAAATAATTTTGTTATATTTAGGAATTACTCTGTAAGAGGGTATTGGGAAATATCTGGTTCATTGTACACAACATACCTTCATCACGATGCCCTTCTTTCTTCTGAGGGGCCAGAACTTATAGAGACCATGATGTATCTTCATAGAATAAAAGATATAAAAGAAATAACAGAGACTATGACAAAGTACACACAAGACCCCCAGGAAGATATGTTTATTGTGGAAATAAATTAAGCAAGACGTAGTTAAAGTTTTCTGCGGTACAAAATAATTGACAGAATTAATATTTTTTGATAAGATTCCTGTAACTAAAAGAGAAAGGTTTATCATGTTAGACGCACGAGGAATCCCCACCCCTGAATGCCCACAATGCGGTAGTTGGCTTATGAAGGTGCATGTACATTTAGACGAATCATATTCTATTGCAGGATACCTGCTTGATGCGGAATGCTCCAACTGTGGTACATTATTGACGTTAGCGACACCTATAGATCACCCTAACTATGAAGAATCTTTATAGGTACGAGAAGGTTGCCCCCTATGCCTTTTTAGCATACTATGGGCTGTATTCAGACCCAGAAAGCCTTAACAAACTGCGGGTCCGTCTGCTAACATTAGAGAAGATACACGAAAGACAGGAAAACTCATCGCGGCAAGCGTGGGTTAATTCCTTCGCTAGGATAATGCACGAGTCTGACAGAAACAGTAAAGGTAATGTTATTTATACTACTAACCCTAAAGAATTGGCCTACTATATCAATGATTTGATGAGGAGAACACCGTGAGAGACAGTGTTGACGACTACTTTGAGCAAATGTTTAATGAATTGATTAATGATGAAAATGATTAGAGTTACTATCGAACTAGTACCCCCTGGAATTGAAGAAGAAGCAAGGACTATTAGTAGTATGATTATTGCTAATGATGGTACGGGAGACTCTACAACCGCAAACTATGGGTATGTATGGAAAGACGAACATGATGGGGGTGAGGGAGGGTTATATGACTTCCCCCGCCGAAATGGTATCTGGGATCTTATTTATAAATGCCTAGGATCACAGACGACGCATAAAGATGAAAAGTTTATGGAACTTATATGGGAAAAGATTCGTAAGTAGCATGTCATTTTGCAGGTTCATCGAAGCAGATGCATATATCTTTTACGATGTTAATGAGGGCCTTGTGTGCATGGGTTGCTCTATTATAGAAGCACCAGAGAAAGATGACGAAATTTTTCCTACGTTTGTGGCGGGGGAAGACTATAATCTCATGCTCAGCCACGTTGCCATGCATAGAAAAAATGGTGACTATCTACCTATTCATGTAGAACATAGACTTGTTTTTGATAGAGACTGTGAACATTTCTATGTTGACTCAAAATGTAAGCACTGCTGGAAGCCACAAGATGTCTGATAAAATAATATTAAAGCAAGGTCCAAATTTCTGGGAAGTAATATTGGTAAGCGAAGAAGAAAAAACCTTTAAACCAATAGGAAAGATCAGCAAAGATTCCTCTGATACTGCTTACTGGTTTTATTCCTTAGAGGGATATCAAGTAGAATTTAATTTAATTGATAACAATCTTGAAAAAAATTTATAAGGAGAGTTATGGCAAAAAAGAAAGCAGATAAAAAAGAAAATCATAGTTTTTATGTGGGTCAAAAGGTTATTTTTGTAAGTCCATATGATCAGGATGTATTTACTGGGCGTATTAAGAAAATAAATAAACATAGTGATGATCCAGATAATCCAGGAGAGTGCCTGTTTTGGTTTGACCGCCTACCTGAAAGTGCATCTGCCTGGGTGTCGTTGGAAAGCATTAGCCCATTCAATAAACCTGAAAAATATTTTTTAGATAAAAATTATGAAGTCACTGACTATCATGGATACCTAACTCTTAGAGAGTTCCTTGTTGCACTTGAAAAGTATTTAACGTCTTTTCCTGAAGACTACTTGGATAAAAAAAATCACCCAGAAGAAATTTTTGAAAACATAAACGGTGCGGTAAAGTGCCTCTGCATGGGTCTTCATGCATCAATAGATCCAGAAGACGTTGACGTAGAATTTTACAGAAGCCTATGAAGATTTCTTTTGTAAGGTCGGGGTTTCCTGATGGTTACAGTTCTATGGGTTACGCTGTGTGGTCAGATCAGTATCACGGAATAGAAAATCCCATCGGGTTTATTAGTAGAAATATCTTAAAAGACATGGAAGAATACTTTTTAGAGAATGGATACGAGGTAGAGGTTTTTCATAAGCCTCAAGACCATTTAAAGGAACGAGAGCAACTTGAATTATTCATTTAACATAAGGAGAAGCAATGGGGATTTATGACGAAGCAGAGGTCGTTCTACAGCCTCCTGAGGGTATGGTAGAGTTTGTTGCGAACTCACTAATGAAGTCCTATAAAACAGATGCAAGAACTTGGTACGATTTAGCAAAGACTGCTATCGCCTCAGTAGAGCGATACAATCATTTTCACGAAAAATAATTAATTAGGGAGACTGCTACATGACGTACGGAATTGAAGTTGGGCGGTGGACGGGAATGTTTTTCTTTCTCCACTACTCCGATATTTTTATATCAGATAGTGGAATTAGTAAGCCATATCACTCATTTACCGCCTTTACCAAAAAGGGGGCACTGAAAAAGGCTACACGATATGTTAAAAGAATTAGTCATTCAGAAGAAAGCAATGAAGTGTACTCTTACGATGTTCTTAATCAAGAACTTAAGAGGATTTCCTAATGGAAAATAAGTTGTATTCAGTAAGAATCCACCCCTCCGTTAGTTGGCTAAAGTGCGCGGATATATACATGAATGATCAGCATGGCTTTGCTGTTGACCATCACATCCATACTGTGTATGCTCTAACTTGGCGGGGACTTACGAGAAAAATAAACTCTTGGATGAAACAGCATAAACATGATGTTCCCGTTAACTGGTATATACAATAACTATTAATAGATAGGGAACTCATGCAGGTTTTTCTTCCAGAGCAACGTTACAAATCATGCGCCCAAGTCCTTGATGGGAAAAGACTCGTGAAGCAACTGCTAGAAGGTCGTCAAATTCTTTCTGCACTAGCAGAAGAAACAAAAGGCTGGAGAAATCACCCTGCCACCCTCATGTTTGCGGGGGCAGAAGTAGAACTTTTCGTTTACCTTCATCACATTCGCTTAGAAATGAGTCATCGTGAGTACAAGTGGCAGAATAACTGGGACGTTATTACAGACACCTATAAAAGAAATTTTCATGGCAAGGAAATGAGGTCTCCTGATTATCTAAAGCCTGGACATCCAGAAAATCATAGACTTATGACTACTCATCGCGGTAGACTATATGAGAAAGCACCAGAACTATATCCACAGTATGAGTATGAATCTCATATCTACATGGACTATGTGTGTTGTCCTGGAAAGTGTACCTATTACTGGCCAAGCGGAAAGCATGTCGAAGGGAAAATAAATGTTTAATAATGTAAAAGTTTCCTATGGAAAAGAAAATGTAAGTACAAATAATATATATTACTCAAGCAACAACGTACAGGAACTTCCGAAAGAAGAAAACCCGTACCACCTCACGGGCCATCAATTTTTTGATATTCTTGCCCTGTGTTATGAGCAATCTTACGGAGAAGATTATTCTTACCATCCAGAAGATCTATATGTTAATGCCTCTCTTACCCTAGAGATAGTATCCAATACACTGGCTAACCTTCTCCATATTAAAACGGGGCAGCAGATAAGAGGCGTTAAAGAATGACACCTGAGTATTTTCGCTCGTAAAAAAATAGCGCTCATACTAATTAAATAATTGCGGCATTCGTATAAAAGCATTACGGCACTCTTCCAAAGTGCAAAAGTCGGGGCAGTACCGACATGCCGCTCCAAGAACATCAAATACTAGCCCCAATATTCGGGGGAGTTGCATAAACACCCACAACTATGACCTATATTACATACAACAACGTATCATTTAATTGAAAGTGACCTGCTCCCTTTGGTAAAATATAAGTAATTCATAAATACTTTTATGAAAATAAAACTAAATAGGAGACAACCATGGGAAGAATAATTAGTTGTGATGGCCCTACTTGCATTTCTTGGATTAAGAATAATGAGGAAGCAGATTTTATTGAATTGTTTGAGGCAGAAGCAGAACTTTTATTTTGCTCCTGGGATTGTCTCGTAAAGTTTGGTGCAGTCAAATTACAAATGGATGAAATGCCAGGGAGGGATGTATGAGTAACTCAATTTTTAACATTATAGAAAATATTACTAAAGAGACTATGGAACATGTGGACACTTACAATAATTAATGGCGTCAGCCATGCTCTGTCCACCATCAAGCGGGGGTACATGGAAATAGAAAACACATCTCTAGATACCATCATATACATACTAAGACATATGAGATAGGGGTTATGTGTTTATGAGAAAAGGTTTTGAGATATGTGAGACAAAGAGACGTATTTAAAACATAAGATATAGGTATATATAGACAGATAAATATAGACAACGTGTTACTGTGGTTTTTACATAGTGGTGTTAATAGATATTTTTATAAAAGAATGGGTTTTAGAATATATATATAAAGCCGACATATCCCCATAAAATATAATAAAATATGACAGAATATGACAAAGTAGTACAAACTATGACTAACTAGGGCAAAACGGACATATCACCCATAATAATATAGGGGATTTGTGCATTATTCTATATCCTATGCAGAATAGTGGACATATCTTATGCAATATAGTAGATATATAGAGGAATATAGACATAATGATCTATAGGATACAACTAATATAGTTGTTTTGATATAGCAATACAACTAATAGTGTCGGATACCCCCACAGTTAGACAACTAATATAGTAGAAGCACCTACTAATATAGTGGAATGGCATATTATTATGTCATATTATAGGGGGGAAAAGTGTAAAAACATATCAAAACATAATAGTTTTTTATTAAAACATATCAAAACATATCTATAAAGAGAGTATATCTATAGGGTGTTGACATGTAGGGGAATAGTGTATAGCGGATTCAATGGCTACCTGGATTCTTTTGGCAGGATCTGTCTTTGATGCAGATGTATATAGAGAACCAAGACATATTGATGCACCAGATCCAATAGATGTTTCTTCTACCTCAAGTACCCCCCAATCCATAGTAGATAGTCCAAATAGTCTTCCTTGTGTACCTATAAGAAATTCAGCATAATGCTCTTCCCCATTTACCCCAAGGTCATCAACTAATTCTTTTATCTTAGATACTATATCCATACGAATAATCTCATATGGGTCTGAATCTTTATCAATAGTAGGTAGTTTTATAAATTCTATTAATTGCCCCACCCCCACAGATCCAGAATATCCAAATATCCATTCACCATTTATGTGGATTTTGGGGCGGGACATAGATATAATACTATCTCCATCACTAGCACCCCTATCTGCTCCTATATAGATAACATTGTTCTTTGATATTCCTACTATGGCTGTCATGTTAACATTATATCCCAACTTCCCACGATTTTTTATGCCCCTTCGTAATCTATTTTTGAATAATTGTTCAGTGATTTTTTATGTTCCTTCGTAATGTCAAAAAGCCCCAGCGATTTTTTAGGCTCCTTCGTAAAGGAGTTTATTAAAATAAATAGATATCCGGTTATCGAAAAAAAAGTCCAGCGATTTTTTTAGGAGCCTTCTTAAAGGAGTATTTATTAGATTAGTTTTATGACCGGCCCGCAAACCCTGATACCTGTTGCGGCACAAGGCTTTTGGGGGTAGGGGGCTAACTAAAAAAAATCATCCCCACTACGACAATGGGAAGCAGCAGAGAGAGCAAGCCGAACATGCCCATAGCCACCTCAGTCTTGTTAGTATTACGCATGGAACTATCCATGCTCATTCTTCCTAGAGTTCTTTGGTGATCATACCCTGTAATCTTGCTGATGTTAGCCATTGGTGTTTCCTTTCACATCGTCTTCGTCTTCAATGAACGGAGCAAAAATAATGTCTCTCAAGTTTTTGTATTCTCCCTCGGGGGCCTCCCAAGCAACTAAAAGTGAATCATATGCCTCTGTCATTTTATTTTCTGCGTCAGCACTTAGTTGCATGACACTACCTAATGATACAAGGTATCCAGCAAGGACTCCCTCCTCGTGTTTATCAAAAAAGGTTAGCCAAACTTCATCATCCCTGTGTCCATAAAACTCTGATAGGATGTTGGCCTTGTCAATGAGTTCCATCATATCTCCTTAGGTCGCGGTGCTGGTGCTGATTCTTTTCCAAATGTGGGCTATTCATATAGTGTATCAAGCCATCGCTAAAATGCAAGATATTATCTACAATTGTTCTGCGAGATTCTGTGTAAACATAGAACGCAATAATCTTCCATTCCTCGGGGGTAAAGTCCATATCATTAAATACTTTGTTTATGGCTCTTGCTTTCTTTTCCACGATGCGTCCTGTCTATAGTGGGGGGACTTATATCATACACGAACGAGCGGATCATTGCTAGATATAACCAATGATGGGGCCTTGACACCACCCTCACATGAACAATAGATCATATGCATACCGCAGCCAAAACACATGACAAAGGCTATGGTGTATCCTTCTGTTGTCTTGCCTTTCAGTACTCGTTCCTCCCGCATTTTTTTCATGGGCACTATTTCAGTTACTACCCCTCCAGGCTCAACCTCAGGCAGTCCATCTTCACGCTTGCCAGATCGTCTTTCTAACTTGCCTCCACCCTGCTCAAAACCAGATAGGGCCTGCTTCATTTCTAATGAGAATCTACCACGATCCCCTACCTCAAACCCTAGGGTTCTAAGATATTCTCTTTCATTCATCATTCATCCTTATGTTCTCTTTATGAAACATTATTGAACTTTATGCTACGTCTATGCAGCATTGGCACGTCCACTAACCCAGATGTCTTTGTCAATGATTACAACTTGAGTAGCATTGTGAATCGGAGTCGCGGTATCGCGCATGACAAATGAATCATTGTTATATGGGTTGTAGGTAACTCTTTGGTACCCCTGCCGATCCATGTTTGATGGAGTATAGTCTTCAAGGCTTTCATTTACCCCCGCTATCCATGAGGGTGTGCCTCGGACGAATGCATGAACATTCTTAGCCTTATCTCTGAGCACCCTTGCTCTGCCCGCAGGTTGAACAGAGAACGATACATCATTGAGAATCATGGCTTGTGCGTGAGACACCTTCCCACCAATGGGGCGGTAGGACAAGCACCTCTTGTGCAGATTGTAGTAAGCCTCTAGCCTTTTCATGATTACTCCAATGCTAGGTGGTAGTCAGTATGACTTTCTCGCTCTATGGCAAAGTCTACACCAAGGAAGTGCAGGAAGTCAATCATGTCATCGTCTTGCTCCGATAGTTTGATCATAGTTCCATCTCCAACTGGCCTGGAATTTCCTGTACTTCAGGATCGGTCATACTTTCAATGTTATACTTCTGTGGCTCCTCACAGTGATCCCACAAGGCGTCCCAAAGACGTAGTTCCTCTATAAATTTCCAACCTGAGATAACCTTGCCATTAGGAAGTTCATATTCTCTATTAAATACAGAGGTATTACAAAACTGGTATTGCCAATCACCTTCTTCATCTATCCCCCCCAAAATATATGGCTCAGATTCTATAATCAATTCATCAAAGATCTCCTGCGCCCGCAGTTTGATGTCCTGAGGAATGGGCGGGTAAAAATTAGCGGTAAGGTGCATAGTGATGTCAGTCATTATTTTCCTCCATGATAGTCTCCGCGTATTTTTGTGTGTTGTTAGACATTATGCCTCCTCCACTTCTTCTAGGAATAAAGACTGTTCATCTATATACCAACAAAGTGCGTCGGGCACGGTTCCATTTAGGTACTCCACCGCAAATTCGGCGGTAAAGTAAAGACATTCTTCAATGTCGAAGTCATCTTCTCGGGTAACATCATTTTTATAATCTTTAATGTCAGCATCATATTGGTCTTTGTTAACTTGATAACCATGATCTATTGCAAAGTCAATAACGGCAATATCAAAGTCAATTGCCTTGGAATGACTTCCGTCGATATAGCAACCAGTTTTCATATCAATTCCAATCATTGGGCTTGAATCCACCGTGAATTAACCATTCATCCAATGCTAGTACACTCTCGCACACTTCGTCAATAAAATCTTCTAACTCTTCGCGGGAGCCAAAGGGAAGCCCTCCATCTTCCCATACGTTTATATTCTTACGAATAGCCTTCAACGTTTCGTTGGGGTCCATAGTTCCTCCTTATGTGTAGCCTCATCTGCCTGAGTTGTTGGTTACTGCATCATGGCTTCATCCACGAACTCACCTAACTCATCCGCGTCTGTAGTGAAGATCACCGCGTCACCGCTATGGCGCTGGGAGGTCTCATGAACAGTGCGGGCAAAAGAGTCCACCCATGCTTGTGGGCTTCCCGTATCTTGCTTTTTGAAGACGGGTTCTAGGCGTCTCATGGCCGCGACTAGGAATACTTGATACATACCGTCGTCGTAAAGGTTGTAGGCCCGCAGAAATTCTTGTGGTGACACCCTGATCATGGTTCTCGTGTTCATTGCTTTCCCCTTTCGTTCGCCCCTGTTGGCGTAACTCCATTATACGTCGGTCAGGCTCAAAGTCTAGTGAATCCGACCTCTGTTACCTAACCGTTATAAACCACCTTTAGAGGTTCAGCCACTCCGGACGCGCCAACGTCCACTCAACCGTCCGCTTATACGATGGGTCTGACATTAGCAAGAAAGTTTTCACGATTTTTTTCATGACTTTCTTAAACGCCTTCTTAAAGTAGTTTTTTGTTTAAAAAATGGGCCCGGAGCGTGTAAGCCCGAGCCTGTTGCCTGCGCAAAGAATCCTCCAACGACAGCGGAGCAACCCAACCCGCGTCAGCCAACCGAGACCCATCCAGCGCATACCTGAGATCATGCCCGGGCCGTGACAGGGTGACGAGATAACCGCTACTCCATAGGTGCGGGTGGGCAGTTTATCATCATGCCCAGGATGCGATACCTATACTCCTGCAACCTCTTTCACGGCATGCAGGATGCGGTTCTTCTCAGCGTTGGTAACGGGGTCGAATCCGCTAGCAGCAGCAAGTACGTTCTCTTGACCACGTTCGCCACGGCCCTTGCGGAACCAGTCCAAGCGCTCCGTCATGGAGTTGTATGCACCCCACGCAGTGTTGGCAATGCCCACACCGTTGACAGTTTCGGACGAATAGATCTCCTCAATGAGGTCAACCTTGGTTTCCCACTTCTTGATAGCACCCTTGGCGTCCTTATCGGGACGAGGGTATAGAGCCTCAACGATTTTGTTAAAGGTAGCCTGGGTGATCTCTTTTGCGATTAGAGACTGAGCCTCTTTCTCAAACTCATCAAAGTAGTTGTTTGCCAGAGAAAGCACTTCGCGTGCTGCCATGATCTTGCCACCAGCAGTCTGGGTATGACGAATCTTGAATGACTGCTTGGCACGACCAAGGGCCATGTTCAATGTGTTCTGGCAAACTACACGAACGGGTGTGATGGATGCCTGAATTGCGGTAGAGCCATCATGCGATGTGTGAACCAACAGGTATGACTTGACAACATCCGAAACACCATTAGGGTCAAGAACTGTCTCACGGTCAAGGGCTAGGGAGCCAAACACGACGCGACCATCCTTGAGAGAGCCAGCGGTCTCCCAACGACCACCGTCTAGCAGGGCATCACCAAAGTCAAATAGTTCCTCGTTCTGTAGAACACGGTAGCGCTCTCCGACGGTAGCCAGAACATCGGTTTCCTTGTTGAATGGGTTATTCCGTAGTACCATGTGGATAGGACTAATGACATTATAGTCAGAGGGGTAGGGGACAGGCTCTAGGCGAACGTCCCAATCGTTTAGGTATGCTGCTTCAAGCATCTGTAGGGTAGACTTTTCTTCGGTAAACACAGTGCCAAGACCATGCCACGCGGGTTCGCGGAAGGAAGCGAAAGCCTGCTCACCATTCTGACCAACTTCGACTGCGTGCATTTTTATCTCCTTAGTTAGGTTTGTGTAATACCATTACCTTATCCTACCAGTCTGACATTGTCAAATATTTTTATGCATCTTGCGAGATATTTTTGGGGTTTCTTAAAGCAACTTCTTAAAGGCATAAAGACTTGACTTTTATTGGTTTTCGGGGCCGGTGCCCTTGGCAGGATTCGAACCTGCGACTAATGGATTAGAAGTCCACTACTCTTTCCGCTGAGTTACAAGGGCGTGAGTGCGGTGAGTGGGATTTGAACCCACGATCTCCTGCTTATAAGACAGGGGCCTTGACCAGACTTGGCGATCACCGCTAGATATTAAATTATGCAGATGACTCAGAGTGATCATTTATCTGATCACGTTCATCTATTATATTCACGGCGGTATCGAATAGTCCAGTTTCATGCTCATTAAAATGATGTGAACAAAAATAGAGTGAGCCTGTAACAAATTGAACAATCACAAATGCTTGTGCAGGGCAGCCTTTTGCATCGCATCTATCCTTTTTGGTTAAGGTAGGAGCCTCTGGGTTATTTGTTGTCATTATGTCTGGGGTGGCTGTTGAAGCACTCACTCATTCTCCTTTGTTTGTTCTATTATACCCTCTCTACCCCCAATAAATAGCGTGCTTCATCGGGGGCAGAGGTGAGTGACTAATTACTTACATTCACAGACTCTACAATAGAACCTGTTACGTCTGTGTCTCCGTACCAGGAGTCCATAGAGTAGTGTGCATTTTCAAAAATTTGATCAAGGTCTTCATCAGCACTACAGGTAACGAATCCTTTGTATCGAACAACAATATCAAATGATACGGTTTTGGTAAGTTCAACTCCTAGCAATTCCGCCATGTCTTCAATGAGATCTTTTTGATTGGCAGGATCTTCATACACTGTTGCCAAATAGTCTTTGAGAGACTCTATAGAGTAAACAAGTTCTTCGTTACGCTTTGATAATGCGATATTGGATTTGCTTAGGTTCTCAGCAAGGCCGTTTAATTGATCAACGTCTGAAAGGTTATTGTATTTGTAGTTTACGAAACTAGGGTCAATCATTTTATGCCTCCACTAATTGAGGGGCGTACTTATTAATAAAGTCTTTTCTAGTTAATTCCTCAATGGGTTCGGTGATTGTATTGGTATATGAAGAGTAGTCATAGATAGCAATGGTGTCTGTGCCAAAGTCATAGACAGGAACTGGATATTCATTATCTGCAAAGGTGTTAATGGTAATTCCCCAGCCAAGATTTTGGCTCCAATCACTACCCACTAGTTGTGAGATAGTGATTCGTGTTGCATATGCAGCATCGTGGGGGAGTCGATCATTAGCAGAACTTAGAGCATAGGCAAAAGAAGTTAGCATGTTTACCCCCGCCCAATGCCCGTAGACGAAAATGATGTTTCCATCTTCCTGACGCATTCCGAAATTCGCACGTTCCCCCATGCTAGGCCACCTTTACGGTAGTCCAGCGAACCGAGCCTTCAACATCAAGGCGCACGCGCATAGAGCCATTGTCATTCTTGACAACCTCTTGGATAGTACCTGTGACGCCGCTCTTCGCGGTAGTGAACTGTGAGCCAACAGTAATCATTCTTGCTTCCTTTCGTAGTTGATAGTAAGACACTATCACATGGGTCTGACCTTTGTCAAGGGGAATTGTGGGCAGTTTTAATGAACATGTCCAGGTTCACCAGCATTACTTTACGATATATGGTGAATTCTTCAAGGCAGTCCAAGACACATTGTCAATAATCTTGCCTAGTGAATCACGGGTAACGATACGCTCCGAAACACCATAGCGAGTGTTCCAAGTTTCGAGGGTACGGTAAGTGGTCATTATTTCTCCTTTAGTCAACGATAACGGTTACTTTGGTATGATGTAAGCCTTTGAGTTTCTTACTATATCCTTCTTCGTCTAGTAAAGTCAAGACAATTACGATAGTTTCTCCGACACTTTCTTCGTCATAGTCTTTGTCTATTACCTCATATACTTCGTCTTCAATGAGAAGGACATCATCTATTTCTATAGAGTATAATTCCATATGTTCAGTGGTCATGTCAAGGTTTTCTCCAAACTATTTATATTTTTATAGCCATCCAAATAATACCACCCCAAGCCCCGCAATGACGGGGAGGATAATGATGGCGGTAAAAAAAATTCCCAAAAGGGTTTCAATGGAATTGGGCCTATCGTTATTGTTCATGTCATGACACTATCATTTTTTATTGATTATTGCCAGATTTTCCACGATTTTCAGCGATTTTTTCTTAATGATCTTAAAAGAAAGGAGGTTCCTCTTTAAAATGCGACCGGCCCCATACTGCAAACATGTTGCAGCACAAGGCTTTTGGATATGCGGTCAAACTGGTTGCAGGGCAACGGTTTATGGCTATGCATTTTTTAATACAATGCCCCACAACACAAGCATGACGATCAAGTAGGGTACGAAAGAAATTGCTCTAGGTCTATTGGGGTTTATGTATAAGACTAGGACGGTAATGCTAAAAAATATAAAGGCAAGCGCCATTCCTATGACGCCCCTCCCCTTACGATAATCCAAATTAGTGCCTGAGCGGTACGGGGAGTGATCCCAAACTCTTGAGCCACAACGCAAATGGCTTCCGACAGTTCTCGATACACTTTCTTGGTGGGGCTATCGGTTGACATGTTGGCAGCACGCATCATCCACACGTCAATGACTACCGCTTCGGTGTCACCAGCAATGGCGCGAGCGAAGGCGTTAGTCTTCTGGCCCTTGAGAGCCGAAAAGCCTTGCGAAACAGAGGCTTCGGCCATTTTTAGATTATTAGACAGACCCTTGACGGGCTTGCCGTTGGCGAACGCATATGACTTGGCAACGTTGGTGGCCCAACGCTCACGGGGAGAGAATGCCGAAACGACAGACGCGCCACACTCTAGGCTAATGCTCATTAGTTCGGCCACGTCCTCAGCCACCTCTTGCGCCTCAGAATACCACACGCTGGCGGCTTCCATCTGGGCAAGTGTTGCGGTCATTACAAGGTCACGAAAGGACTGTGCGTAGGTGGGAACGGTGGTCAGGGCTTCTTGTGCTAGTTTCGTTGTCATGAGGTAAACCTATCAGATTAGTCAGACATTGTCAAAGGGGGAAGGGGGGGCTATTCGGTAACAAATTGGTTACGATGCTTAGGCTTGCGAGAATACTTGGCCTTATTCTTGTGAGGCTGAGCAGCATTAGAACGACGAAGGTCAAGGGTGGCTCTCAGATGTCCATTAGACTTGCGAGTATTATTCATGACATGATTTTAGCATATATTGTAAGTGATGTCAAGTTTAAAAAGTTGTTTGTTTGCAACGGGTTTGGCATTCATGGCTTGTTATCTTAACCTCGTAAACCGTTGTGCCGCAACAACTTTCGCGCCCGGTGCCTTTCCCCCTAGAAGGGGTACTCAGCGATCTCATCCCATCACCTCCCGTCCCTTATCGGTCACATACCACCACGGGTTGGGACTACCAAGCAGACCCAAATCGATCAGCCCGTCCGACCAGAGACGATCCAACATCCGCCGCGTGACATCCATGCGGTATCCGCTGTCGATCAGTTTTAGCGCGCGTCGCGCGGCTGGGGTTACCGCGCTCATGCCGTCACCTCCACTAGCAGCGCATCAACCCACGGGTCATCGG